TGCTGCCATATTAATCCTCCTACTTTAATCTGATTAAAATAACTCCTGAGCCGCCTGAGCCGCCCCACTCGGCGGTTCCATAAAGGTCGCCGCCGCCTCCTCCGCCTCCACCGCCAGTGTTAGCACCGCCCGGACTGCCTGTATCATAACTGCCTGCTCCGCCGCCGCCAGCACCACCAGCGCCGGGACCGCCATGAGTTACTCCACCACCGCCACCACCGCCAGCATATAAAGTGTTTCCGGCTTCGCCAAAAGCTCTTGTTGTGCGTCTCTGGCCTGGGTGAGCACTAGTACCCTTACCGTCTGAATAACCTGCATCGCCAGCGCGTATAAACGGATTTGGATCTAAGTCATTATATCCACCGCTGCCACCAGCAGAACCTCCGCTGCTGCCACTGCCTGAATTAGCGTTGAAACCTCCGTATCCGCCATTAGCCGTACATAAGACAGCGCCGCTTCTTGATACTGATGTTGTACCTCCTGTACCGCCTGCGCCACTAAGCGTACCATTGGGTGCTCCTCCGGCACCTACTACACAATTTAATACTTGTCCGGCCGCCACGCCAATATTAGAAACAGTAGCAGTATATCCACCGCCGCCTCCACCGCCGCCTTGTTGATAGGCTTCTTTTGTAAATCGGTATCCGTTACCACCACTGCCTCCACCGCCTACGCAAAATATATCCGCAGATGTAAATCCATCTGGAATTACGTAATCCTGCGTTCCGGCTATCGTAACCAACGAAGGTCCTACAGTCGTATATACAGCATTTTTAACTGACGATGGGTCATATACCGGACTGTATATCTCTCCAAAGTTTGTTGTGGCATACCCAAAGCATGTAAAATAATAAGTGGTATTTAAAGCTGGTAAATCCATAAATGCTTGTGACCAGCCTCCAGGAGTAACATTGTCTCCTGCTCCCGCATAAATTGCATCCCAAGCAGGCGCATTCCAAGCTGGATATCCGCCCGTACTGGCTTTTATTATTACTCCGCAATAAGGTTTTCCAGGAGCCGCATACGGATTCTGCCATTTCAAAAGTACTCGGCGTCCACTATATGCGGCTACGCTAAAAGACAGTATACTATTTACTGTCATGGTTCCTCTCTGAGGTTCGTCGCTGTCGGCTCCATAAAATATTTCTCCGTTCAGTACGTGAGCGGCAATAGCGGTCAAACCGTCTGTATCCGCTCCTCCACTGCCATGTATAATTGCTTTCAATCCCTATTCCTCCTCTGAGCAACCCCTTAACCATACAGCAAATTCCGTGGCCGGTTTCTTGCTGTAGGAGGTTACCGTCAATATGCCATCTGTATTACACTCTGCATCATCAATCATGTTCAGGTATTTTCTTCGCATTTTTATTTTTTCTGCCTTCTGCGCTGTCGTAAGTTCGCTGTCGCTCTTTATCAGTCCCGCATACAGCTCAATCGCATCTGTTGTCTTAAGATGTTGCACTTTTATGTCTGCTGTGTATGGCGCAGCGGATTGCGTAAATGCAGGGATGGTAATTTGTTTGTCATTCCTCAGGGCATTTACTGCCCTATTCGTAGCGTTAATGTCTTTTGGACCAAACACATCGCCTTCCTGGCTATACACAGTCACATCCTGAATTTCTGATTTTCCTTCCCCATCCTGGATTATCTGATACTTTCGGTTGCCCTCAAACACATCTGCCTTGTAATTTGTCTTTAATGCCATTCTTACCTCCTGTTTCCTATTCCCCTCATGCCCAGCCTAAACGCCAGGCGCTGCTGTCCGCTCACCATGCTGTCATACATATCTCCCAGGTCCTTAAGTATCTGTTCAATATCATTTGCCTGGTAAATGCTTCCATATGTTATTTTTTTGGGGGTGGCCGGAGTACTGGCTTTCGTATAATAGGCAGCCCGCAGCGTTTTAATGTTGCCCAGCAGCCTGGACATCTCCGTATCCGTCCGGAAGTCCTCCATCCTCCACGCCTTGGTCTGTATGGTCACCCCCAGACGCCCCGCCAAAAGCGCACAGGCATCTTCCACACGGTTCAAGTCTGTATACGCTATATATGCCCTATCTGTGTCATTGGCCAGGTCATCCGCCGTCCTGTCCGTTATCAATGTGTCTAATACAGTACTCATTTCACTGTCACCTCCGCCGTAATCTTGCGCCGGCTGAATCTAAAATCCAGCTTTGTGATATTTCCTGTCATAGTCCCTTTAAATCCAGTTGCCACGTTCACACGGTTCCCCAGTTCCTGGTCGTTGATGGTGGCCCGGAAGCTGATGCTCTCATTGCTGCTGTAATACTGGTAAACCCTGTCAAGTACCGCTTGGGCATTTTGGGATGTTACCAGCGTGGCATCCTTGACTTCGGCAATGTTCTTATTCTGGGTGACTTTCGGATTTTCCTTCAGAATACTAATCGTACTATGGTTATATTTAAGCCCGGCCAGAACCACCTCGTTACCTGCTCCGGTTATGTATGCATAATTGTCCCCATGGTCGCCCAACGTCCCCCCGGTTATGGACAGGCTGTGGTAAGGCTCGGAAAACTCTATCTTGGTTGTCCCAGCAAGGATGCCCTTGTACAGCTGCGCCGATTCCACTCCCCGGTCATAGCTGTGTGCATATAACCGGATGCCGGTTATGATGTCACTGTGTTCCACCGACAGGCCCAGCCAGATGTCTCTGGCCGTGAACTCACCGGTGACCTCGGTCTGTTGTGGATATATGTACAGCTGCCGGTCGTAACTGGTATCCACCAGGGCACCAATGGCAAAAGCCAGCTGCTGCAGGGCCACACGTTTCGTACATATCGGCAGATACCCACTTACCCTCGCATCCACATAAGTATCATCCAGGAAGTATGTGATACCCTCCCCGCCCATGATGCTGGCCAGGATGTCGGATACCAGGACATCGCTGTACACACCACCCATGAACTGGTTATTATCCAGAATTCCCACAGCATCCTGTGTCTCCACGGAATACCGCTTCGCCCCCAGCTGCTTCCCATCTTTCAAATAAAAAATCCCCAGGATTGCCTCGTCAAAATACAGCGTCTGCTTCTGTCGTTTTTGAAACTCAAACGCATATTCTGACTTGTTGCGGATGGTGTAGTCCATCGTATTGATGCTTACCTCTTCGGATATCGGATTCAGCTCCATCAGACAGCTGATATTGTCAATCTCATTATCCTTGAACACACGGATGAGTCCCCAGGTTATCCCGGTCAGGAATACGTTCCGGTATGGCTTGCTGGTCTCCTGGAAGGTGATGACCACCTTGTTGTAATAATCCACGATTCCATAGCAGAAATAGCTGCCAGCATCCGGATGGTAAATCCGGTCAGCCAGCAGGGTATCATCCCGGTACCATCTGATGTTGACCTTGCTGCAATAATCTCCAGAATAATCATTAAACGCCAGGGTTATCCCCACACTGGAATAATTCTGCCCGAACGTGAATATCAACGCTGGGGGAGCCGCAAAGATTCCATTTCTGTCAGATATACTGTCACTTACGTATCCCATATCATCCAAGGTATCCGGTGCGTTGATATACCCTCCATCCATCTTGGCATATCTCGGGAGGCACATGGCATAGTCCGGAAACTCCACACCTGCCTTCAGGTCCTGCAGGTCTACGTAATAATCCTTGTCATCCGTTATGACCGCGTTATCCTCTGCAGCTCCCAGGGCAATGTCATCATAGACAATCTTAAGGCCACCGGCGTCTGTCATCCGCTGGTTCTTAAGCACCGACAACCACAGATAACGATATGGCCTGCTGGTCTCCAGGAAGGTGATTGCTACCTTGTTAAACAGTGGCACCTTGGCTTTACAGAAATACTCTACCCCATCGGGTTCAAATTCCTGTTCCTGGACCTGCTCACCATCTTTGTACCAGATAATCTTAAGCCTGCCGGCATAGTCCCCGGATACCCGGTTAAAAACCATGGATATGCCATTGCTGGTCTTAAGCCGGTCATACGTGACCGTAATTGCCGGAGGGGCCGAGAACACACCGGCCGGGCCGCTCAGCGCCGTACTGATATAGCCGTTCTGGCTGTTTGGGATTGTATCCGGAGTATTGGCATAGGTCCCATCCAACTTTGCATACCGCGGCAGGCAGTAGGCGTATGGCGGCATGTCCTGCTCAAAACTGATCAGGTCGTCCACGGATGAGTATGGCTGCTGTCCGTTGGTCTCCACCCTCACATCCCATTTCATTGGTTATCGCCTCCTCTGTGGCTCCATGGCCGTAAAATTCAGGGACAGGCCATCCATGCCCCAGATGTTCCTGCCATTTCTTATCCGCAGCTTATCCTTCCCCTGGCTGACATAAGCCTGGAAGGTCAATGTCTCCTGCCCATACGGGAAGGTCATTTCATGGCTCGCGTAGTTTGGGTCGGATATGATGTTGTAAAACGCATCATAGGATGCCAGGTCATCCATCCTTGGGTAGATTTTCATTGTGTAGTTGTAGAAAGTCCCTATGATGTCCCGGTCCATGGAGTAATCCAGAGTTCGCCCGGACTGCTCCGTATCCGTGACCGCAAAGCTGCGCTCCAGTGAGTCCTTCTCCACTTCCACGTTGTAAGCCTTGCCGTCCATTAAAAATACATTATCCATATCAACTTCCTCCTACAATTACCAGGCTTACGCCTTTACGCGCGGCCTCCTTGTCCAGTTCCGGTTTCAATACCCTGGCCAGTGCAGCCAGGTTCCCAGTCAAGTTCAAGACAATCTGTATCGGCCGGTTCCCTTCCGCCTGCAGACGGCTTATCATCTCGTCCATTTTAGCCACCAGATAGCCCAGCGTTTCTTCCTGGCCGTATCCTGCCGTGTTCCTCATGCTTGTGGACATCTCACCTGCCCTTGGCGGCACAACGGTTCCGCTGGCCATTCTGGGCAGATAGGATGCTGCGTTCGGGATGTTGATACCGATAGGCAGCTTCACCTCCACACCGTCAACCACATCCAGGACTCCATCCAGCCATTTCTGCACCGTATTCCTGGATGATGCTGCCATAGCGCTGATACCATCGTTAAATCCACGCACCACATACTCTGCAATGCCGTAAAACTCCTTGGACGGTGAGTTGATGTCAAACTCTTCCTCGGCCTCTTCCATGGCCTCACGTGCCCACTTTTTAATGGCAGCCTTTGCCATGTATGCAAAATCAGAGATACCGTTTGCAAAACCTTCGTTGATGCGTTTGGCCATGTCATAGAAGGCTGCATACATCCCTCCGGTCCCTTCCAGGTCACTGTCACCCCAGAACCATTCCTTCACATTCTTTGCCCAGGTCTCCATGGGTGACCGGGTTTCAGTATGGCTGTCATCAATCTTGGCCTTGAATGCCTGGATAATGAGTTCCGCAAATTTTGTCCAGGACAGCTCATTCACACCCTGCACCTCATCCACGCCTACAAACCACTTCCGGACATTCTCCGCCCAGGTTTCCATGACGCTCTGGGATTGTGTATAGTTTTTATTAACAGTATTGTTGAAGCCCCTCATGATGCTGGTGGCCCACTTCTTGGACTCCGCGGAATCCCCGGAGCTGATGCCGAACTTATTAGAGAACCAGCTGGCCACACCGGATGCCCAGGACTGGACGACGCTCTGGGAAGCGGCCTGCTCGTTTGTCACGCCCTGATTGAATCCGGCCACGGTGTTGGATCCGACGCCGGCCAGCACGGTTGACGGACTATGGATTCCGAGCAGGTTCTTAACCCCATTTACGAATGGGTCTGTGATGTTTGTTCGGATAAACCCAACCGGGTCGGAGAAAAATTCCTTGATTCCATTGCAGAACCCTTCCCACAGATACTGTCCCATTCCGGCCATGACCGTTGATGGGCTGTGGATACCGAAGGCACTTTTGAATGCATCCATGAATGGCTTGAAGACATTGTTCTGTACCCAGGTCCCCACAGCCTTCATGGCATCTATGATGCCTTTGAAGATTCCGTCCACAACATTGCCGCCGCATTCTTCGATTTTGCCTTGGAAATATTCCTTCGCAGCCGTCACTCCATCCGCTATCAGGGTACCAATGAAATTAGCCAAGGCCCCAAAAGCAACCCCCAGTGCGGAACTCAACAGCGTGAAAATCTTTCCCGCAAGACCAATCCAGTCCACTGCCTCAATGCAGTCAACAATCCCCTGCACAAATGATGCCCAATCTGTTTCCTGCACTACGGTAATCAGGAAGTCCAGGATTCCGATGACGAACGTGCTCAATGCCTCGCCTGCATCAGCCCACCGAAATGTCTGGAAGAACGTGCTGATACTGGTTGCGATATGCTCACCCATTTCGACCCACGGGAAATCTTTTGCGAACTGTAGCATTGCATCAAAAACTGCGTTAAGCCCAGCCGCAAACAGATACCCTAGCTGCTCCCATTCAATTTTATCCGCAATCCCCACGATACAGTCAGACAGGGCAGTCCCGATGGCCCCCCAGTCCGTACCGATGATGAATCCTAACAGACCGGATATCTGCGCCTGGAAATATGCGCCAATGGTTGCGCCCACAAGTCCCCACTCTACCGTATTGACCATTCCCATAAGGCCTTGAGACAACGCATTGCCCAGTGCGAACCACTCAATTTGAGTAAGAAGAAGATACAACGTATGCGCTATGGTATTAATGCCAGTGCCGAACATGACGCCGATAGAATACCAGTCAATCTTGGCCACCAGTCTGTTGAACAGGGTCGTGAACGCTGTTACAAAAGCTGTTATCTGGGCGCCTATATTGTCCCAACTGATAAACTCTGTGAAGCTTTGTACTGCCTCGTTAATCTTCTGGCCTATCAGCTGGCCTATCCCTTCCCAGTCCCCGGCTGCAAACATTTCTTTCAGCTTATTTGCAAAATCACTGATTCCCTTGTCTATGCCGACGGTCTCGAACATGTCTGAAGGGCTGGCACCGCCTCCCCCACCTCCGGACGCATCCGCGCCCTGCTGCTGTATCTGCACAAGGTCATCAAATGGAGCCAGGGCTTTCTTTGCCTCTTTACCGGCTGCACTCGCAGCGCCTCCCGTCTTTTTCAGACTGGCGGCATAATCCTCGTTGGCTTTCTTGGCCCGGACGAATGTACTCCCGCCACCCAGCGCAGAAAAAAACTGGTTGATATATCCCACTGCCGTTGCCAGGAGATTAATCAAAGTATTAAGTACCGGTGCCACATAGGACAGGATGGGCGCAAACGCAGCCGCAAAACTATTTTTGAGATAGGTCATATTGGTCATCAGGCCAGACATGGACTGGTTCGCCCTGTCCGAATACTGCACCAGGTTCTGCATCCCTTCCTTAACACCTTGGATGGCCGCCCTCATGGCCATACGGATGAGCATGAGCTTGAACATGTTGGAAAGTTTCAGGATGCTCTGACTCACCTTATTTGAGGATTTCCCCAGCCCTTTCAAACTGGATACTGCCTGTTTGGCTTTATCGGCCAGTCCCTTTCCCAATGACTTCCCAAAATTTAAAACCGTCCTGGTAGCGGATGAGAATGCACTCTTTACAATCCCGGGTATCTTCGACAGCTCCCTTTTGGCTGCTACCGGTATCTGGCCGAATACCCGCGGTACGTTTTTAAATGCATTCAGGATTGACTCCTTAAGGCCTACATATCCCTTGGCCTGTTCTGCGCCTTGGCTGGAAGCTTCCGATACCGCCTGTTCTGCTTCTGCCGCATCCTGCTGCAGTTCATTCATGGCCATACCAGCCTGGTTACCATATTGTTCGACCGCATCAGACCAGTTGTGGATTTCCGAAGCTGCATTTCCGAATACCGCAGCCATAGCCTTAGGGTCATAATTAAGGGATTCCGCGCTGGTCGGTGCTGAAACGGGTGCGGACTGGGCCGTATCAGATGCAGTATCCTGCATGGCATGGACGCTGATTGCGTCCATCTGTTCCTGCAGGCTTTTAATCTGTTCCGCTGATTTATCAGCCGCATCACCAATAGATTCCACTGCATCTGATGTCATCTCGGCACTTTGGGTAGTCTCAGCCACCGCCTGTCCTGCTCCATTGAACCGGCTCAGGATATTGGATGATAGCCGGTCCACTGCCTTTGTCAGCCGGTCCATCGCCTTTGAAAGGGTGGATATTCCTTCTTCAAATCCTTTTACGTTTATCTTTGTATCAAACTTAAGACTTCCATCAGCTGCCATGCCATCACCTCATTTCCGGACATAAAAATAAGACACCCTTTTTAGCGCCTTAGCCCAGTAGATTATTCCAATAATCAATCTCCGCCTGATCCTCTTCGGTATACCGTTTCCGGATGTCGCAGAGTTTCTTGTTGTTGCGGTAAAACTCCTGTTCCCACTTCTCCAGCTTCTTACCCTTGGCCTTCTTCTGACGGATTCCCAGAACCGTAGAAAAAGCACCCTCTTCTATCTCCATGAAATATCCAGAAAAAGTCCACCAGTGGATGTATGGGGCCGCCCTGGTCTCCATACCGGCCACTTTGTTGATGGCAGGGAATAGGATGGGCTCATCCTGCTCCCAGTCCATGACCTTCTTAGCCG